GTTCGCCTCTACGATATCGCCGCCGTTGATGTAGTCCACGATGTCGTCGAGGTTCCTCATTACTTGGTCGGCGTCGGGAGTCGTCCCGTTCGTAAGATTCCACGTAAGAGTGATGGCCATGGGAGCCTCCTAAAGTATGTTGTGGGCGGTGTCGTTTCCCGCGCCTGTATCAAACACCCCCGGCGCGCCGCCTGGGATCTGGTTGAAGTTCACCAAGCAGTTGTCGCCCACAACCCGAATGTCACCGAAGCCACCGGCCAACGCTTCCAGGTAGTTGCGATGGATGCGCGCCCGATCCCCGCTTGCAAGGATACCGCAAGTCGTGTGCCCAGTCACCATGCACGCGTGAACGCTAGCAAAGTCGCCCTGCAACGAGAGCCCTCCCTTGCTGTCCTTGAACCACACGTTGTCAGCGGTGAAGAACTCGCCCGTCGCCTTCGTCGAGTAGGTCTTCGCGAAAGCGGTGTCGGCTCCGTCGATGCAGAGGTCCCGGATTAGTTGACGGTCCCCGCTGAACAGCAACTCAGCGTCCTGCGCGAAACGAATCACCGTCTCAAACCCAATGCCTTGGATAAGCACGTCGTCGTTGGCGGCGGTCACGTCGCCGTACAGGTAGAACTCGCCGCGCCCAAGTTGGATGTATCGCTCCTGGCGCCCCAGGGCCTCCGTGAAGGCTTGGCTGTCCTCGACGTACACTCCTGGCCGCGCAGTCGCAAAACGCAGCGCAGCGGTCTGCTCTGACGTGAAGAGGGTGGGCCGGGGCTGTCGGTAGAGAGGTATCATCCCTTCACCAACGTTCCGTCGCGCACCAGGAGTTCCATCCCGCGTAGCCACATGGGGTTCTGGCTGGTGCAGGCCAGTCCCATGCGCCAGTACCCGGACCGGCCCAGGAAGTCCATGCGGACGGTGCGACTCCGGTCAGCGGTCCAGAAGGTGCGGAGTCCGCCCCATTTGCCAGTGCCCCATTTGCGCCCGTCCACTGCCCACTCCGGGGCAATTGGGATAGTGAATGTCCCGTATTGCTCGTCACCGTCAGCGAACGACTCAGCGCCCCACATGGATAGCTTGCCGTCAACGGGGGTGGACCTGAACATCCAGTTGGCCCCGATGACCATCTGCTCCATCTGCTGCTCAATCAGGATTGGCTTCGTCACCATGAAGCAACTGACCGAATCCTCGGTGCCCGCCGAGAGCATGGCTTCGTAGATGTTCTTGCCTGACACGGCGAAGATGCGATTGCCGAGTGGGATGATTGCTTCGATGTAGTCCCACCCGCTTCTCAGGTCCCCGGGGCCGGTCAGCACCGTCCACGTCCCCAGCCGGAACGAGAAGACCAGGAGGTACTGGAACTCGCCCTGGTCCCCAACCACGGAAACAGGACACCAGACCTCCTCTCTGCTGGCGACGTACTTCATTCCGCCCCATGTCTTCGCCAGTTGCAGCGGAACCAGGCCCGCACCGACGAACGACTCAGAGACAGGTGTCGTCTCGGTGAACAGGTGGTCGATGGTCGAGGTCAACGACTTCACCGTCTCCCCGTCGCAGAGCCAGATCCCGTTCCGGTCAGCGAAGACCACCCCGTGCGCGGTCGCACACGCGGAGTAAGCGTCCTGGCACCCGACCCCTTCGGCGATGCGGTTGAAGTCGATGGTCTCCACGCTCAGGCCAGCAATGGCCCAGATGTCCCCCGTGGTAATGGCGTACAGGGTGTCGTTCCAGGACACCAGCGCCTTGATGGGGTACTTCGTCGGGATCTGCTCAAAGTTCGCAAGGCTGATGGCAAACGGATCGTTCGGGTCGGTGTACGCGAGACACTGCGCGTTGAGCCGAACCGTCGTGGCGTTGGTGACGAAATCGGGGTCCAGGAATCGCTGCTCCGGGGAAAGCGCAGACTCAAACGTCACATGGCGCGGAGAGAAGCCGCCGTACCAGTTCACCCCGTTGTGAGACTCCAACACCGGGGCGCCAAAATCGCCCTGGATGTAGGGGTAGTTATCAGAGTTGACCCCGTCCCGGAAGTCCACCACCGACACGTACAGACCGCCGTCTGACGCATCGGGGGTCACGGGGGTTGTCAGCACAAGGTCGGAGTCGTCGCCGTCCAGCGCCGTGCAGCACAGGGTGCGCCCGTCCGCAGAGAAGAACATCCTTCCGTTGAGTGCTGTTGATGCGTACTTGTCGATGGACTCCACGGGCTCGAAGCCGGGGGGGGTCGTACTGTGCATCCGAACGTCGCCCCGGCCATCTGCTACCTCGAAGTAGTAGAGCCGCGCCGCTTCGTCCAGGCCCACCCGAATCAGGGCTGACTCGTGGCCGTCGTAGAAAGCTTGAGCCGCCAAGAAGCGCTGCGCCGGGGGGGTGCCAGTGCTGCATCGCCGCCAGCCCCCGAACGACCGCCAGCCGTCCACGCAGGGGAACACGTTGACCAGCAACTCCCAGGGGGAATCGCTTACAGCTCGCCCGTCGATCCCCTTGGGGGTCCAGAACGGGATTGGCCTAACCGGAGGAGACATGACGCGGTGGGAGAGGTTCGCAAGACTGTGATTCCAAGAGAGGCAACGCATCCTTCCACGCGTCCGTCTCCAAGGACGAGTAGTGACTGGATGCCTCTTTGCTGCGGGTCGCGCAGAGTCTCAAGGTGCGGTAGAGCACCAGGTCGTGCAGCCCAACCAGCTCCCCGTCGAACACTGGATCAGTGTCCCCGGACAGAGCAGCAGGTAGCGGAACGTATCGAACCCACAGATAAACGTCCTCGGTAGGGATCGGGCGAAGCATGATGCTCCTGCCCGACATTGCAAACCAGAACTGAGCAGTCTGCGTCGTGTAGGAAGACATCGCCAACTGCCCCGGACTGCCCGCCCACCGAGGAGAGTCAATGTCTTCCAGGTGCACCGGGCGCATCCCGTAGGTCGGGTTGGTAGCGCTCGGGTCCGCGTCAGACTGCAACAGGGTGACGGCCATGATTCGTTCCACGTTCGCCGTCAATGCCGTCTCGAGGTCCAACCGCAGCGAGTCAGCCGGATACGTCACCTTGGCAACCGAAGCGCAAAGGTCCGGGTTGTACCCCGCAACCTTGCGCCAGATTGCCCGCTGCGCCATGTTGACGATGCTATCCAGCACGCTGTCTTTCCACATGTTCGTGGTGTCGAGCGTGCCAAGTAGCAGTCGCGCTGCGACCCTGATGTCGTCAAGATTCATCCGACCACCACAGAGGGAGTGTTGGAGCGGATGATTGCGGGCGCGATCTCCTGCGTCACGAGTGCATCCATCTCTGCCGCACCCTCGGCCTGCAACCGCTGCTCCTGCGCGGCCAGCTCAGCGATGAGCTTCCGCTTGGCCGCGACCATGCTCCCGCCGCCAGCGCACAGATCCATCATGGCGATCTGAGCGATGGTGTCCTGACCCGGCTGTCGGAACCCGCGCTCCTCGGTCTCGACGTGGAAGATGGGGTGGAAGCAACGACGAACGTAGTACCACGTCGCCCCGAGCCGTTCCCCTTCGTTCTCCGCACGCGAGACCATGCGGCCAATCACCCACCGCTTCGCCTGGTCGTTCCACCGGATGCGAAGCTCGTCGTCGTACCGCCGTAGCGCACGCTCGAAAATCGGGTCAGGAGTCATAGTCTCACCCCGTTCCGTGGCCGTGGAGAATCACCTTGAACTCCCGGTTGGCCGCCTGTACAGAGCTTGTGGTCAGCCGACACCAAACGTCAGAGATCGGGAAGTTGGCGAGCCTGGTGATGGTGTCGCCGGTGCCGGCTGGAGTGTAAACATCGCGTGTCGAGTACACCTTCCAATCGGTGTCCTGGTCTGCCGCCAGCACGGCGGCGGTGCCGTCAGTGGGGGGTGTCCCGAGGTATGCCTCCAGCGACACGGTGCCGTTGGTGATCGTCGGCACGTAGACCGCAAGAAAATGCGTCCCTGCCGCTGTCTTGAACGCCGCGGACTTCTGCGTGTCCGTCGCTATGGTGATTTTGACTGGCATCCACATGGTCGCCTCCCTCGTTTCGCCTAAGTGGCGGTCATGTACTCGATGAACAGGTGGACCCGGCCAGCGGTGAGGGCGGCGGTGCCGATCACGATACTGACAGTGCCCGCAAGGACCCCCATGTTAGCGGGGGCTCCATCCTGCGCCCCTTCAGCGCAAGTGCTCACCGTAAAGAGGCCGTCGTCGAAAGCCGTCTGCGTGATCACGTCGTTGGCTCCGGCGATCTGGAACGCCACGGTCGCTGCACCCGCGGAGGTGAACGCCGTCTCCACGTACAGGTAGGTCTTCTTGATCATGCTGCCTGCGGGGATCACGATCGCCTCGGCTCCGGTGCCCGCTGCGTCCAGGCCGATAGCGTGCGTACCAAGGCCCTCGCCATTGATGCTGTAGTCGTAGGTGGCCTTGATCACCCGGTGGGCCATGGTGCCGTTGTGGTCGTCGGCAGTCGGCGCTCCTGAGTCTTCCAGGAACGTCTGCGGTACGGTTGTGTGGGTAGTCGCCGTCAGTGCGCCGGTAACAGCCACGCCGGCAGAGAAGGTCGCCGCGTCGCCGTACACGTCGCCGAACGACGCATCCCCGAACCGCGAGCAGTAATACTTGGCCCCATCGGTGAAGATGGAGAAGCTGCTGCCCGCGTAGTTGCGCGCACCACAGATAACCACGTCCCCGGACATCCCAGACACGAGGTCCCCGCCGCTGGAGTCGGTGGCCAGGGTGACGGTGTTTGCCCCGCTGGTGTCGGACTTGATCCCGAGGTGCCAGATGGCGCCAGTTGCGGGGGCAGTCGGGAAAGCGATGGTCACTGGCCCGGCGCTGTTGTCGATGAGGGAAACCGCACCGGGAGGAAAGGAGGTGATGGCGCCGCCCGCGGTTTCGGTCACGGCGGGCTGCTTGACCTGGGCAGAAGAAAGACTGGTCACTCCGTCGAGCGCGCCCGTGGTCATGGTCGCGGTGCCGTCTGTGACCGACAAGCCCTCGACTGCCCCGGTCGCTGTCACGGAGTCACAACCAACGGCTCCCACTGTCGCAAGGTCGCCGCCGGTGATGGAGGCTGTACCGTCAGAGAGGGTGCCGACCGTGACCTGTCCGCTCACGTCGATGGTACCAGCCGCGTCGATGTTGATTGCAGTGCCTACCGCGGTGTCCTTGATGGTTCCACTCAAGAGGTCGAGAGACAGACCCGCACCGGCGTTGTCTGTGAGGGTGCCAGCCAGGAGATCCACGGAGACCCCGGTTCCGCCGTTGTCCGTGAGGGTCCCTGCGGGGATGTCGATGGTCACACCAGTTCCACCGTTGTCGGTCAGAGTCCCTGCTACCAGATCAATAGTAGTGCCTGCCCCCGCTGTGTCCGTGAGAGTCCCTGCTGCAAGGTCGATGGAGCATACAGTCGCCGCGGTGTCCGTGAGAGTGCCTGCGGCGAGGTCGATGCTGCAACCAGTCCCGCCGTTGTCGCTCAGGGTACCGGCGGACAGGTCAATACTGCACACCGCAGCGGCCGTGTCGGCCAGAGTGCCGGCCGCGAAGTCGGCAGACATGCCCGTGCCCGCAGTATCGGTGATCGTACCAGCAGCAAAGTCCATCGAAAGGACGGTCGCTCCAGTGTCACCGATTGTTCCAGCAGGAAGGTCGATACTGGCCCCGGCGCCAGCAGTGTCCGTGAGAGTCCCTGCTGCCAGATCGATGGAACAGACAGCAGCGCCAGTATCAGTGATGGTGCCGGCTGGGAGGTCGATGCTGCAACCAGCAGCGCCGTTGTCGGTCAGGGTACCAGCGGCCACATCGATGGTCACACCAGTCCCCCCGCTGTCGGTCAAGGTACCAGAGGGGATGTCGATGGTCACACCAGTTCCACCGTTGTCGGTCAGAGTCCCTGCTACCAGATCAATAGTAGTGCCTGTCCCTACCGTGTCGGTCAGGGTTCCGGCTGCAAGGTCGATGGAGCATACAGTCGCCGCGGTGTCCGTGAGAGTGCCTGCGGCGAGGTCGATGCTGCAACCAGTCCCGCCGTTGTCGCTCAGGGTTCCCGCCGACCAGTCCACGGACAGCACGGCTGCTCCGGTGTCTGCGATGGTGCCAGCTGCGAGATCCACGGACAGACCGGCCCCGGCCGTGTCCGTGATGGTACCGGCGGCGAAGTCCATGGAACAGACTGCGGCCCCGGTGTCTGCGATGGTGCCAGACGCCAAATCAACGGATGCCCCCGCACCCGCTGTGTCGATGAGGGTGCCTGCCGAAACATCAATGCTGCATACCACTGTTCCGGTGTCCGCAATGGTCCCGGCCAGGAGGTCAAGGCTCATGCCCGCACCGGCGTTGTCTGTGAGGATTCCAGCCCCGCAATCGATGGACATGCCCGTGCCGGTGGAGTTGATGATGTCCTCGGGCGGGGCCGTGTAGGCCGTCGCCTGCTCGCCGTAGGCCCACTTGGTACCGTCCGAGGTCAGCTCGAAGACGTGGCCCACGAGGTCCTCCGTCGCGCTGCCCAAGGTCAGGTCAGCGGCGAAGGTGTAGCACAGGCTGTTCTGCGCGATGACGATCTGGTTGGTGGTGGTCGCTGAGACGATCACGAAGCGCATCGGCCCCGGCTTCCGGTCCCGGGCGTAGGCCGCGTCCAGGGTGATCGTGATATCTCCCGTCGCGCTCGCGGGATCAAGCCCGATGATGTCGCCAGCTTGGTACTTGCTGATGTTGAACGAGGCCGTTTCTGCCGTTTTGACGATGTAGTCCCAGTCGATGTTGTGCGAACGAATCATTGAAGCCTCCTGCTTCTTAGGCGGGGGGTTGCCCCTTTCCGCCAGTTTGCCCTGCCCGATCCACGGACCGAGCGTTACAGGTCGTCAGGGGGGCGGGGCATGGCTAGCCCGCGCCCCCCATCTCATGCACCTAGTCGATGGTGCAGTTCACTTCGTCCAGGACCCCGCAGTGCTGCCGGTTCCGGGTGTAGAAGTTGCCGTAGGCGCCGTAGATCCCGACCGCCTGGTCGCCGTTGGGAACGAACCGGAGGATCTGGCCGCCAGCGTTGCCGGTGGTGATCCATCCGGGGTGCTTCCACCACCCGTACCTGAAGCTGGACTTCTTGAGGAAGTAGAGCTTGTTGTACGGCGCGTAGCGGTCCCACACGAACATGATGTCGCCCGCACCCGCAGCGTAGGCCATCGTCTTGTGTCCGCCGATCATCTTCTGCGGCGCATACCGCACGTCGGGAGACACCGTCTTGATGTACTCGTTCTGCATGTTGTAGTGCGCCAGGATGCAGTCCGGCTGGTCCCCGTTCACGTTCACGAACTGGTTGACCTTGCGGAGCATGAGATCCTGGGTGAGATCCACGCCCACGCCGCCGCCGACGTTCGCGTGCAGGATGTTGGGTACCCACGAGGGGTACGAGGCGATGAGCACGGCTTGGAGGTTCGCAGTCGCGTCCTCGATACCGCCCATCCCCATCATCTCCTTTTTGTAGGAGTTGACGTTCGCGTCGCCCATGACGAAGAGGTCGTTGTCGATCGGGGTTGCACCAGCGGTCGCGACCACGGTAAAGGTGTTGGACGAATCCACCTTCGAGATGTAGCCGTAGCCGTCGTAGGCGTTGCCGGTCGGGTCAGCGGCCCACGCGACCTTCATCCCCACCAGGAGATGGCGGGTGTCGGTCGGCCACCCGGAATCGGCGGTCGTGTCCATGACAACCAAGAGCGCCGTGGAGGTGGCCTTGGCCAAAAGCCCATCGCCGTTGCCCCAGAACATGCGCTGGAGCTGGTGCCGGAACGACCGCAGGAGACCGTCCGTCTCCACGGAGATCGCCTTCCGCAGTGCGCCCTTGTTGTTCCGGGTCGCGTTCATGACCTGGCCCGTGAGCGCCATCTGTCCGTAGATGTGCTTCGCCAGAACCTCGTACTCGGTGAACTCGCACTTGTCCGCACCGATGATGGTGTCACCCTCGGCCGCAGCGGAGAAGGAACCGGTGATCTGCGTCTCCAGCGGGGACGTGAAGCGCCGGCCGCTCCAGGTCTCGGTGAACCCGCCGAACACGTCGAGGGACGGGGTGGTCAGGTTGAGTTGGGAAACGATGCTCTGCCCCACGATATCTCGCAGGAGGGCATCCATGTTCGTATTCGCGACAACGCCATCGTAGACGCTGGAACCTCTGCTCTGTCCTAGAACTGCCATCTGTCATCTCCCTGCGCGCTACAGGATGTTCTCGTCTCCGAGTCCGTCCAGGAACGCGTCGATCGCTGTGTCCATTTCGTCACGATTTGTTGGCGCCTTCTCAGGCATCGTGTACTGCCTGTTCGACCGCAGCCCCCCGGGCATGTCAGGGGCTCGCTCGCGCTTCGTGCGCTTGACGATGTTCTCCCTTTTCCATTCCCTGATCTTGCGTTCCCCAACGCGTCGCGCGGCCTGGTCCGCGGTCATGCCGCGGTTCTGTTGCATCTCGTACACGATGTTGGGGAAATCAGTCACCGGAAGCCCATACTTCGTATTGACCGTCGCTGCTGCGTCGGCGATGCTGGTCCGCAACCCGTCCTGCTGCCGCTCAGATCTCAGCGCCGCAAGCTCTTGCTTCATGGCGTTGACTTCCTGCCGCATCGCCGGGTCGCCAGCCTGCTGCCGGGGTTCCGGGTGTTCGGCCCATGGTTCCTCGTCGTCGGAAGTCGGGCGCTGGGTCTGATTCTCCAGTCTGTCTCGCAGACCACGAATCAAGCGCTCTGCCTCGGCCCGGTGCGCCATGTACTCCTGCTGCTCCTCCACCCGTTGCTGGCGAAGTTCAGAGTACGCGGTCTTCAGATCCCCTTCAGGATCCTGCGCTTCGACTTCCGGTTCGGGCAACTCCTCAACGTCGTATTCGGCTTCCGGCTCCTGCGCCGGGATCTCCTGCTGCTCGTTCTCCTCGACAACGCCGTCAAGCGCTTCGTCCAGTCCGTCAATTTTCATCTCGCCTCTCCTATCATTTGGTCAACACGCCCCACGGGGTTCGCCTCGCCCCCCGCGTCAATACCCTGCGAAAACGACGCCCCCGGCATCTCCTGCGCCGGTGGAGCCCCAGAAGCCGCCACGCCGCGGTTCTGTGCTGCTGCCATCTCTGACTGCTGCTGCTGTGCCATCGCCTGCTGGTGGACCTGCCAGTGCGCTACCAGCCGTTGTTTGATGGTGTCGTTGTCCAACTTCTCGAAGTCGGTGCTCTTGAGGTACATTTCAGTTTCGTCCGCGTGGGTGTAGTTGTCGTCCCACGGGTTCGGCTGGACTTCCTTGCCGTCGAGCATGGCGGCGATCTCGCGACGCTGGACCAAGCGGTCCAACCCGAAGTCTCCGGCCAGGGGATCGGTGTCCCCAAACTCCAGCATCTTCTTGATCTTCCGTGGGTCCTGCTCGATCCCGAGCTGCCACATCTGCATGATCTGGTCAGTCCGCAACGACTTATTAGTCGCCATGGTTGACCCTTCCTGAATGATCACGTCGAACGAGGCGATGTCGCCGCTGTTGAAGGTGTCCAACTCCAGAACGCCCGATGCGCCAACGACCTTCAGTTCCTGGTCGTAGGACCCGTGGGCCTTCCAGAGCTTCAGCGTCTGAATCGCCCACTGCCGAATCGCCCTGCTGATGTTCCGTGCCGGGGGGCCAAACTTGGTAGCGTCCATCTCAGCCAAAATCGCAAGACCACGGCCCGACTGGATCGACCCCGGCGAGGTGCCCTGGCTGATCTCGTGGACCCCGGAGATGTCGAACATGCGCTGGATGATGCGGTCTGGCAACTGGTAGACGTACGACGGGAGGTTCCCGATCGGGAGTTGGGCCGGGGGCTGCCCGTTCCCCGACCACGGCACAATCGACCCCGGCATGTCGGTCACGTCAGCAATCCGCACGTTGGCCGCACGGGACGCCAGGAGCCGCGGGAACGCCGTGAGGTTCTTCACCTCGATGATCTGGCTCTCGGTCCGGTTCAACTCGCGCTGCAAGTCGATGAGGTCAGAGATTACCGTGTCGCCCCAAACACCCCCGGAGGTCAACACGTTGCCGTCCACGTCGCCCAGGTTCTTCACGAACGGGAACTCGATGAACGGGACCGGCCACGTCCAGTCGTCTGTGCGCAGGATGTCGTCCTTGGTGAACCAGTACAGCTTCTTCGCCACGGTGTCGTAGAACTCCCACACGGGCACGTACTTGTCGCCGTACACGTCGCCCGAGATGGTGTCGTTGAGTATGCTCGCCCGCTGCTGCCGGGGGTCTACGTCGGGATCGTAGGCTGCCATGTCTGCGCCCTCGACCTTCTTCCCGAGCTGCTCCTTGACCCACGCGGTGCTGGCTAGACGGACGCGGTAACCCCACTCGCAGTTCTCCACATTGTCTGCCATGGGGTCGAGCCCGATGTCGAACGGGGGAACAACGTCAACGGTGGGGAATCCGCTCCGCTCCTCTGTGACCTTGCCGTCCGCGTCCTTCGTCTCCTGGAAGTCGCCCTTGTTGTTGTCCCAGTACAGCGCCCAGAAGCCCTGGCCGGTCAGCACGCCCCACAGCACCGCCTCGTAGAGTTTGGGCTGCAACTCGGCCTCCTCCCAAACGTACTCGAGGAGTCGCTGGGAGACGCGGGCCTTGTCCCTGTCGTCGGAGTCCATGGTTGCCGGGAGCACGATCGCTGTGGGACGGTTCTGCGTGAGCTTCGCTGCCATGGTCAGGACGATGGGGCGGATGTAGTTGTCCACCAACCGCACCCGCCAGGAGTCCTGGGGGCCTACGTCCTGGAAGATCCCCAGGGCCTCGTTGTAGTTCTGGTGCTGGTAGCCTTTGAAGTACAGGGTGTTCAGGAGCCACTGGGCCTTATGGACGCGCTTGCTGCGCTCCCCGGCCCTGACCCGCTCAACTAATTCCTGCACTTCAACCATGAATCACCTATGCAATCGGGGGGAGCCACTGGTCAAGGAAATCCTGCTGGCTTTGCTGACTCGCCGCAAACGTCGCAGCGGTCGGAGCGTACTGCGTCTTGTACTGCGCCGGTTTGCCCTGCGACTTCGCCAATCCACCGAAAAGGCCCTTGCCAAATATCGCAGCAAGGGCACCGCCGATGCCAGGAATCAAACCCAAGGCCGAGGACGCCGTCTCCATCCCTCCCCAAAACTTGTTGGGTTGGGGGGCCTGCGACATATACCTCTGACCGCCGCCTACGCCGTACATGCTACCCCCATATCTGCATCTCAATGGGCCTGGTCTGCGTAAGCCCCGTGGTGCCCTCGTTGGCCACGCCCGCAAGCCGCTGGTCCTCCGCCCCAGCCTCTGCCACCTGGTGGAGCGCCATGCTCTCCGGGGCAACGACGGCTTGACCCACCGTCCCCAGCGACACGTTCATATTGGCCGGATCTCCGAGGTCGCTCATGCCGGGAACGCCAACCACTGGGGCAGCGATGGGATCGCCAGTCTTCCACAGGTAGTTATGGCGTGCGGTAGTCATCCAGGGGTATCTCCATGCTGACGGCATCGTCGGGTTCGTCTGAGTCCTGGTCCTGGCCGGCGCGCATTGCCGATCCGGCCTGTGCCCACTTGTTGGCCGCGTTCTGTTCGGCCTCTGCGCGGGCCTTGATCTCTTCGAGGATGTTGGTCTGCTTCGTTTCGAGGAGGTCCATCTGGAGTTGACGGTCAGTGTCGGCTTCGGACTTGTGGTGCTGTCTTCCAGCCTCGGCTTCAGCCAACCGCAAGCCCCGCTCTGCCGACTCTTCGGTCTTCCGGTGGTCAAGCCAACCAGAGAGAGCCAAGCGGCCCTCCCGGAGCCCAGCCAAGAAGATCAGCGCTGCGATTGCGAGAGGTAGGTAGTCCACAGATCCCCCTGTGTGGCAGACTGCAACACTATGTTGCGGAACGCCTCACTGCTTTGCAAGGGGTTTTTTCTGGGGGGTCTACCAGGGGTTGTACGCGCTCACTCCGTCTTCCTCGTCTCTCATGCGCTGCCACTCGTGGTACAGGATGTTCGTTGGGTCAAGCGGCTTGCGGTCGTCGTCGGTGCCTTCGTCCCTCTCGATCTGGCCCATGAGGTAGTCCACGCGGGCACCAATCACGAAAGCCATGCAAACGTCGTCCTTGGCCCCGCCGCCAGCCACGGGCTTCGCGTAGCCACCCTCTTTGGCCTTGAAGACCATGGACAGCAGCTCTCGCAGGAGCATCTCGTCCAGGATCTCCCACTCCCCGCGACGGACTGCCGCACGGGCAGTGCTGAACATCTCCTGCCGACTCTTCGGGCCGGTGTTCCAGCCCATCTTGTAGGTGTAGTTCTTCCGGGAGTCGTCGGTCACGCGTTGCAAGTAGGTGTTGGGGTAGGCCCACTCCTTCGCTATCTCGATGACCGCGGTCCCGAACCCCGCGTTGTTCTCCGGGGCCAGGACAGCGCCGTTGTACCAGTACGACAACCCGAGCCCGAGAATCGCCGTCTGGTCCGGGACGATGCGGCCAGCGACGCGGGCAGCCACCCTGTGGGCCGTCCGGTCCAGGACGGTAATCGCCGTGTTGTCGCCTTCTTTCTGCTGGTCCACGTAGGACTCAGCGCCCTCGGACGGGTCGATGGAGACGATGTAGTCGTGCCCCGTCTCGGGTTCGTACCAGACATGAACGCGGCCGTTCGCCTGGGGCTCAACGTCGAACGCCTTGATATCCAGGTTGTGCAAGAACTCGCGCTGGGTGTCGCCGTCGTGGGAGAAGTCCCAGCGGTCCCCTGGCAGCGCCTTCTGCATCTGGCGCATGAGCGCAGTGGAGTCGAACACCGCGTCCCCGTCCACGATAAACGCGTCCTCGGGAACGATGGGGTACTCCTGCGCCATGAGCAGTTCGTCGCCGTTGCAGGAGTCGTCCAGGGTGTAACGCCACCACAGGATTTGTGCCCCGTCGCAGTCGTGTTCCTCGGCAAACACCCGCTCCCGCTGAGACAACCCCGCAATCCGGTACTTCTTCTCCTTGACCAACCGCTTGAAGTCAGCAAGGTTGACCTTGAGGTACTTCAACTCCTCCTTGCTGTCAGCGGTCAGTCGGTACTCCCCGATCCAGTGCCAGGGGATGAAGACAAACTCCCAAGGCGACTCACCGTGCCGCGCCTTCTGGCACCGCTCGTAGAAGTTGCCGCCCCAGCCGTTGCCGGTTGACTCCAGCACGCCGATGGACCCCTCGGTCTTGGCGAGGGCCTGGGAGACGCCGCCAAGCACCTTGGCCGTGGCCTTGCCCCAGAACGCGACCTCGCTCCCGGAGAATGACCGGATGGACCACTTCCGCCCCGCCTTCTCGTTGGACGCTGTCCCGACCCGCATCCAGGAGCGGTTCTTGTGTTTGATGCCCTCGGGGGTCAAATGCAGGGGTGAAGCTGCCGGCCAGCCGTCGAAGCGCACGCGGTTCTGCCGGTCCACTCCCAGGTGGGGCTTGATCCAG